TGTAGGAAGTAGCTGAGGAACTTGCTTTTTGAGCAAATGCCATATACTTTCCTTGCGGTTCCAAATCAAACACTAATCCCTTATGAGCATTGTTCCCTGACCACTGGTTTGTGCCAATCGCTCCGACATAATATCCATCTCTGTAAAAGTGATTACCCGTTTCATCGAATACAGCACGTTTCTTAGAGCTCTCTACTCCGTAATTGTAAATAGCGATCTCTCCTGGATTGATCTGCACGTATTTTGAGTTTTTATTGAAAGCTATAATCACGTTGTTGTAATACTGCGTGATGTAAGAGCCCATTTCACCCTTGCTCACTTTTGAAGTGATACTCTCAGCATTTTGCTTGATGGAAGAAGATAATGTCCCTTCTTGTGATGTTGCCCTCTTCACCTCTGACTCAATAGAATCTTTCAAAATCGTCAACTGCGATTCTGAGTATGCAGACATATATCCCAGGATTTCCACGTCCGTAATATACACCGTGGTATTTGCTACATAATTGTAAAAATACGTGTTGAAATACGATGGCGTTGCATATGAAGTGAACTCAAATTGCGTCCACTCGTCACTCAACTCACCTGCTTTGGTATAAAATGACTTTCCATCTATGCTTAGCCGTATTCTGGCAGTAGCTGAATCTTCAGTATCGCACGCAGCTTTGAATCTAACTGTGATATCTCCTCGCTTCTCCCATGGTTTTTGATACCACGAAATATTATATGTCGAAGCGGTATTTTCTATCTTTGCGCAACTCTTACTGTCAAAAGTCGTCTGTGTTATCTGCGTTGTATCGCTTCTTTTCCAGCCAGTAAACTTATCATCGTTATTTGAGAACTTTCCGTTGCTACAATAGTTATGCAGCGAATTTTCATAGAGATCTGACACCGAAGCCGACACTTTGCCAACTTCTACATCTATCCTGGCATTCAGATCATCCAGTAGTTCCTGCATGTCTCTCAGACATCGGATGTTCGTGAGATACACCACTGAACCGGTATATCCGTAAACCGTGATTGCTACAGACTTCGCCGCTTTGGTAATCTTCACTTGCTTACTGTAGGTGTGAAATTCATCCGCACTATATCCACTGAAATATTCTGTAGACTGGTTCTCCGAGAATCCGTACCGTACATAAGACGGGCGGTACTTTGAGCCTTCCGGATATGCAGCCTCAACAGCAATCTTATAATTGCCAGTTTCCAAGCTTCCCAGGCTCTGCGACAATGTTACAGAACCATTTGCAGAGAACGTCAGCTTGATCGCATTCATATTTAGGAACTCCGCTTGCTCAATCGTGCAACTACCAGTTATGCCGGATGCAGTGAACTTGCTTTTATCAAGTATCTCTTGCTCACCACCAACTATATAGTTCTTCCGGGCAACCGTTTCCTTTACACTTCGTACAGATAGCGAAATCTTATTCTCCAGGTTGGAAATGGAATTCTCAATCTCCTCTCTGGCTACTCTGACTTTTTTATCAGCATGATTCTTCGCCGCTGTCTCACTCTCTGTTATCTTCGTTTCTACCGATGTCCGGTATCCGGCATCCAGCGATTCTGTCTTGACGGAATTTACCAGAAGCATTTCACCATTGATCTTCCCGTCCATGGTAAGCGCTACTCCGTCTATTGGTCCGTCATAACCCTGGCTGTAATGTGCCAGACCACCAAGCCCCCATCTCCACAGGTTCTTAGCTTTCTCCTTATACTCTGTATCATCAGCAACAACAAACTCATTCGGTGTGTGTATTGCGTATCCACTGGCTACCTGTTTGTTTATGAGGTCTTGTGCGCTTCTGAGAGCCTCCTGCAAGATTTCTGACTTACTCGGCAAGGATTTTATCGTCTCTTCCATTTCAGCCGTATTCTGGCGGTTTGACGATGTGTAGGAAACAGAGCTTGTTTCATCTCCAAGCGTTACCGTATTATCTTTGAAGCTGGTAATATAGGTCTTCTTTTTCGTCAGAGGAAACTCTTTATCCAGACCGTTCGGCGTTGACGTACATTGAATCTTGTTTCCTACCTCAAATCTTTGGAAGGAATCATCTTTCAGATTCAGATCTACTGCTTTCAATTCCAAAATCATCTTCTCAAACTGAGCAGACTTCAGATATTCTTCGCCTTTCTTCAACAGATTTTCCGGAAGAGATACATCATCCCACGTAACTGTCTTATAAATCTTTCCATATTCTCTTACAGCATTATCATCTGTTACATAGTCAACGCCTCCATTGATGCTTGCGATTGTTATTCGCTGATCTGAGATGGCTTCCAATGACGGATCCTGGTCTTCTTCGTCCAGCTTCGCTCCCAGCGGAATTACGCATGTGACCAAATCAGATGCATCCATGTTCTTCGAGAAGTCCAACAGATTCTTTCCAAAACGGATGCCCTGAGTATTCTTTGTGTAATAATCTTCGTCTGCTAAGTAGTCCAAGACTCTTAGACCATCTACATGCCGGATAACCAGATGTCCTCCAAGTCTGCTTATCAGTTTCTCTTTAAAAGCTGTCCTGGTGTCTTCGTAATTGGAATATCGGTACAGCGAATCATTGGAATCCTTAACGGTAACCCGTCCGACAGTAAACTGTTTTCTTTCCTCTACCTGTGAATTGTGAATATCTATCAGATCCTGCACGTATGCTTTCACTGAGATGTTGTGGTATACCTTCGGTCTCTGGATGCTGTCACATAAAAAGGCAAGCTCTCCCTCTACGAACACTTTCTTTGTTCCGGAAAAGTTTTCATCGTCATAAAGCACTCTTCCGTAAAACTCCGGCTCATCATCCCGGTAAAAAATAATATCCGTTGTCAACTTCTTAACCTTGTCGTAATACGGATGATTCGGGTATACACTGAAAGATGCAGAACCGTTGATGTTATCACCAACTTCAAAGTATGGCTTCCCTCCAACCGTCAGTGCCTTTACCCTGGAATCATGCAGCGTGTATTCCATGCCGTCCACATAGGCTTTAATCGTATACATCTACAGCATCCCTCCTCTGTGAATCAACGTAACTTTGCCCTTCCCCTGGAAATATAGGTCATTCGACCCCTTATACAGAATTAGGTCGTACATGATATTTTCACCAACAGATATTGAGTATGTCGAGTTACGGTATCTCACTTTCATTTCTGCATTCGATACAATTCTGAGCGTTTCATTGTGAACCCAGCCGTCCAAAGTGACTTTCTGCCAGCTGGATGAAGCATTGATCGTGATGTCTGACGTATTCCGGATCACTCCATTGAGGAAGTTGAATGTATCCCACTTCCACGGTTCGTCTGACGATGCAACACTTATCTTATATGGCTCGCATGTGCATGTGACCGCTATCTCAGCTGTAACATCATTTGACTTGCTGGTATCAACCTCACATCTTCCGACATAATAGAATCCCTTATCCGTATCCAGGATAATCCTCTTTTCTACTCCCTGGATATCAGAAGCGATCTGGCTAATCAGACCGCTCCATTTTTCATAACTGCAGTTCCTTACTCCGAATGTGAATTTCAATTCACGCATTTCATACTTGATACCGCCGTTCTGAGCTTCCGTAAGGTCGAGATCGCCATTCATGCCCGGTACGCTCACATATTCAGTTTTTGCTTTCGGTATTCCGATTTCTATCTTCTTGAGCTTTAAACCCCAGTCCCGGAACGAATGTGTTTCATCAAACGTGATTCCCACTCCCGACATGATTAGCCTCCTCTCTTCTTGTGTGTATCAATTCTTGCCATGTTTTCATCCACAATCGGTGTCGTAGCTTCTCCAATTTCCCGGCTATCCAGGTCTACATGCACATGTGTCTCTCCGCTAATCTCTACCGTTGTGTCTCCGCTCTCAAAGACTTCCTGTTTTTCTTTTTCCACTTTGTATGCTGTGCTGACTTTTTTATCCACCGCAATCTTTCCGGTTTCCACATTAACAGCAGTCTGCATCCGTTTTCCAAGAGCTGACATTTCATTGTCCATCTGCTTATACAGATCTGGCATTTCAGCTTCAATACCTACTCCGATACCAGGTGGAATCCACTTACCGATTTCATCAGCAAATACTTTTGACGGAGAATGAATACCCAGTGCGCTCTTCGCACCATCAACAATTCCAGAGAAGAACGATGACACCTGTCTTCTGAACCAACCGGCGGCATTACAAATTCCGTTCCATACACCCATTACAATGTTGTAGCCAACACTAGCCATCTGAGAAGGCAGATTTGCAACGCCATTTATAACAGCACTGCGCAAATCAGATGCTGCCTGTCTTCCCTTTGCCACCATATCGGATCCCCACTGGATCACTTTCTGGATGGTGTTACTCAACCACGTCCAGATTTTTCCTGGTAACTGCGAGAAGAAATTAACGATTGTGTCTATCGTATTAGCTCCAACTTCTCTTGCTTTCTGTAGGGTATTAGATCCCCAGGTCACAAATCTATTGAATGCGTCCGTCAGCCAGTTCCAAATTTTGCCAGGTAGCTCAGAGAAGAATGTAACAATACTGTCTATGCAGTTGCTTGCCACCTCTCCGGCTTTCTGGAGCATCTGGCTTCCCCACTCGACAAATTTGTTGTAGGTATTTACCAGCCAATCCCATATTTTTCCTGGCAATTCAGAGAAAAACGTGGTGATATTGTCAATCATCTGAGGAACATTCGTTGCGATCCAGTTGATCACATTTGCTCCCCATTCAATCAGCGTACCGATCACAAATCCAATCGCATACCCGATTTTATAAGGCAATTCGGAGAAAAACTGTACGATTGAATCAATAATCTGTGTTACAACTTCCGATGCCGTTTCCAGCATTGAAGCTCCCCACTCAGCAAAACTCTCTGCCAGTGAGCTAATCGCATCTATGATTTTTCCTGGCAATTCGGAGAACCACTCAATCACAGAGTCAATAAATTTCCCTGTGTTATCCAGGACACCAGAGCCCCACTCAGCGATAGCCGAACCAAGTTCGCTCAGCTTATCCGGTATGCTCTGGAAAAATTCTACGATCTGATCCCAGTGTTCCTTGATGACCACAACCGCCGTTGCAACCGCAGCTACAATTCCGGCAATCGCAGCAGCCACCAATGCAGGCGCACCCAGAATAACCGCTCCGACAGCCGCCAGCGCAATGCCGACCACCATAAGAGCTTCTTTTACGGCACTGAAGCCGTTCACAAACATATCTACGAAATTGGTAACTGCGAGAATCGCTCCGGCAATAATAGAACCAATTCCGGCTATGGTAGAACCGAACTCTGCAAAGAATCCGATTACTTTCTGTACCGCTCCACCAATAGAACTGAAGATACCAGCAATCTTAGGGAACTCCAGCTCCAGGACTTCCATGAGTGAACCGGCTCCACCACTCCAGAGTGCGAATCCTTCTACGACTTTTCCGATGACTCCGGAAATTCCGCTAATTCCACCCTTTAATGTCTTCAGTATGGAGAATAGTGTGCTTAAAGGCTGAATAATACTTTGAGCAACGTTTAAAGCTGCGATAGAGCCAGCAATCACTCCGATTGCATAGCCAACAGCTTCCAGTGTATTCGGATCTGCCCCGTCAATCACGCTGAACAGTCCGGAAATCACATCAACAATTCCCTGGATAATGGTACTTGCCGAATCTATGAATCCGTTAAGAAATCCCTCGATCAGCGAAGACACGCCAGGAAACTCTGCACTCAGACCCTCGCAAAATCCAGCTACGAAATCTTTTGCAGCCTGGATGATAAGCGGTGTATTTTCCTGCGCCGCCTCGCCAATTTTGCCAAGCATTTCTCCAAATGACTGACCGATTTCCTCAGAGTGGTCACTCAGAGCCTGTAGAAATTCCGTAAACAAATAAATGCCGGCAGACCACATGTCACCGGCTACATTCATGATTGCTTTTACAAGTTCAGCAACTAAAGTTGCTCCTGCTTCGGCAAATTCTTCCTGATGCTCCATGATGGCATTTATAAATGTGCCTACCAGATCTTCCGCTACTCCGATCAGTGTCGGTGCGGCATCTACAGCCATCTTTGCCAACTCAGCGATAGAATTTCCGAACGCTTCAATCAGACCGTCAAATCCCTTTTCAGCCATGGCTTCGTTCATATCCTCAACCATGCTAGTTATGACTTTGACCGTCTCTTTCATTGGTTCCTGTACTTCTTCATACAGGGCGATACCTACGGACTCTAATGCACTCTTACAGAGCGTGATAGCTCCCTGCAGGTTATCGTTCATGGTGTCAGCCATTTCTTTAGCTGCACCGTCCGCATCGTAGATAGAATCCTCCAGCTTCTGGTAATCTTCATCTGATGCATTTACAATGGCAAGCAATCCACTCATGGCTTCTTGTCCACCAAGAGCTGATGCCATCTGTGCTTTCTGCGCCTCTGTCAGTCCAGCAAATCCGGAACGAAGGTCTTTCATAACCTCTTTCAGAGACTTCATGGAGCCATCACTGTTCGTCAGAGATACTCCAAGCTGATCCATAGCTGCCTTTACTTCATCGGTCGGCTTAGCCATTCGGCTAAAGATAGACCTCAGAGACGTACCAGCCTGGCTTGCTTTGATACCGGAGTTTGCCATCAAGCCGATTGCTGTAGCACAGTCTTCAACACTGAATCCCAAAGCCCCAGCCACAGGTGCCACATACTTAAACGTCTCACCCATCATTCCTACGTTCGTGTTGGAATTGGATGCTGCCTTTGCAAGTACGTCTGCAAAGTGTGTGGCGTTGGACACCTCTTTCGTGTATCCGTCCTTGATGATCGTTGTTGTTCCGTCAGCCGCCAATCCAAAGGCGGTCATAGCATCGGTGACAATATCACTGGTAGATGCCAGGTCTTCTCCAGATGCCGCAGCCAGGTTCATGATACCTTCGATACTGTTCAGCATATCTCCGGTCTTCCAGCCAGCCATTGCCATATACTGGAACGCTTCAGCACTTTCGGTAGCTGAGAACTTCGTCTTGGCTCCCATCTCTTTTGCTTTTTCTGCTAGTTGCTGAATTTCTGTAGCAGAAGCCCCAGAAATGGATTGAACCTTACTCATTCCAGCTTCAAAGTCAGAACCGACCTTGATTGCAGCCGCACCAATACCAGCAACTGCTGATGCAGCACCTCCGATGACTGCTGTAGTAGCTTTGATTGCGCTACTTGCAAGTCCAGATAATTTACTCAGTCCGGCTTGAAATCCGGAACTATCTATGCTGGTATCAAACTTCAGCGTACCATCATAGCCCATGCTCTCACCTCAATTCTTCGGCTCAATCATCGGCTCGTAATGGCACTACTTGATCTGTTTTCCGTCTTTAATCTTTAATTCAAAACGAGCATGGCAGTTTCTTCCTTTGCAGGATACCATCACACCCGAACACTCCGCTGTCTCTTCAAAAAACAACGGCATTTTATATTTACACAACGGGCACTCTACCCGTATCATTTTCTTCTTTACATCTTCAATAGCCAGTCACCTCCTACAGCAGTCCCGTAAGGTCCCCACCATTCATAAGGGCTTCTGCTATTGCATCTACTTTTTCTTCCTCGTCAGCAGGTAACGGAAGAGCATACAGCTCTTTCTTCCTGCGGTAGAAATCTCTCTGCTCTTTTGTCATATTCGCATTGATATCCACACTCCGGTATTCCATAATTTTACAGAACTCCAAGTCAGAGGATAGTGTTCTCAGCAAGGCCTTGAACTTCCACCAATGCAGATACTTAATATCCTGCAGGTCAATGTGATATTGGGTCAGAAATGCTGAATAGATATAGTCATCGTCATGCTCAAAAGAATAGATCCTCTGAACTTCTGAAGCTCCTTCTACTGAACCAGTTCTCTTCTCTCTCCACCTCTTGCCACAGGCGTAGAACCACAGCAGTTCATCTACCGCCGCTTCCAGATTATCCGGAATAACTGGATAAGCCAGTTTCAGTCCTTGCATTGCTTTTTCCGAATCCGAAAGCTCCGAATCCTGCATCAGCATCTCAAACAAAATAAAGGTGCGGAAATTTGATTCTATCTCATACTCCACACCTTCAATTTCTACTGTTTCCGGAAGATAGTCTATAAGCATGTTGCAGTCGTGGTTCATGAATTATCACGACCATCCGCATTGCCGATCTGTGTCACTGTTGCTCTGTTCTTACCATGCTTATTTTTCTTATCGTCCTGTCTTCTCTGGGCCCGGTTCATATTGTACTTGTTAGTAAGTGCAGTAGCCTGGCCTTTCATCTTGTTAGCCTCAGAAGAAACAATTCCAAATGCATCCATGCAAACCAACAGATTATCCTTGCCCTTGAACAGCTTTTCGGATGTTCCTTCTCCAAATATTTCATCGAAGAAGTCTTTCACGATTCCGCACGTTTCCCGAATGCCTTCTGCATTTGACAACTCCGTATGTTTCTTAGCTTCCTTTGATCTTTCCACTACCTTGTCAAGAGACTTCTCGTATACTTCCATCGTGTCTGCATCGAACAGATCTAATTCTAATTCCTGTCCACAAATCTTTAACATGCTCATATTACTTTACCTCCAAATTCTAAGCCGTAGCTTCTTCAAATGTCTGTGTCTTTGTGTTGAAATATCCGTCAACCGGATCTCCTATTGCATTGAGGTTTCCACTCATGCTCTGTTTCTTTTCTCCGGATACTCCGCTCAGCTCTGCGGATACCAGGAACTTTCTGGCTGCAAATGTGTTTTCAACTGGTGCAGAAGCACTCATCTTCTGATCCCAGAGTTCTACACGGCAGTATTCAAACTCTGCATCGCTTCCTGTCAAATGGTTTCTGCCGACATGGTACAGTGCGTTGACTGCATCCTGGTCCTTGATAAGTCGTGCTTCAAACGGAAATACCGATGTGTAAGACACGACAGATGAAGACGAAGATGCTTCGCTTACATACTTCTCAGATTCACTCTCTGCACCGAATGTTTCATCCAGAGTTGTGAATCCAACTCCCATCAGCACCCACTTTGCTTTCTCAGACGTTCCAATATTCAGAAAGTCCGCAAACTGGTGTCTCTGCACCACATCTCTTTTGCTGTTGGTATTCTCTGCCATTGTTTCATGCCTCCTTAAAATACAATAATCGCAAGGAAATCTGATACCTTGCATTCTTCATAGCTCCATCATAGATATGTCCCGGCGAAAGTACTTCTATCTCCTCAGCACTCATTCCTTCTGGAAGCTCCGGAAGGTTACCGATAAGGCTCTGCTCTTCCACCCACTCGGCAAGCTCTTCATAAAATGTGCTGTTGTCAATATTCTGAAGCCGATCCATGCTGTAAAACTCTCTGGATCCGAACTGAAACTGAAACTGCCGCTCAGAACTGCCGTCCACATATCTTTCAATAATCGGGTCAGATATCCCCGTTTCTATGGTATATTCCACCGGCTCTGTTCCCAGGGCATCTACCCGGAATACACCATCTTTCAGTAACGGGCAGTTCAGAAAATAATCTGATACGCCCTGTATAATACTTTTCGTTGCCATGCGACCTCCTAGATTTTATCCGCTCCACGCAAAATATCTTCTTTTTCAGCCACTTTCATTCTCTCAAACCAATGCGCTCCACGGTTCGCATCATACGGTCTGGTGTCAGACGTTGCATAATACTGTACAGCAGCATACTTGGCTATATAATTCACTTCGCCACTGCCGATGCTCGTTCCCAGCTTACCAGATTTCTCCAGCATACCTGTTTTGATCGGGACTCTCGGACTACATCGTCTCAGTACCTCTGAGTCTATGAACATTTGCTTCTTGGTAAATTGAGCATTTCTTCTTGCCGCAAAGTCTGAGTTCCATGTCAGCTCTGCTTTTCCATTCTTGGTAGTAACGATTGAGCCTCTTGGTGTTGTAATCATCTTCAGTGACATTATGCTCCTCCTACCCTCCAGTGCTTTGTCCGGTCAGTTCCTCTGAGCGTGTTGTCTGCATATTCTGTGATCGTCACAAAATCTTCATCATGCTGTCTCAGCTTTGCAAGGTCTTCTATTGCTTCCTTCAAGATAACTCCGTGCTGAAAACTGAACGTGTCGAATACCCATTGGTCAGCAACTTCAAGCTGTCCACGCACAATATAAGCGTTCTTCTGGATAGTCCAGTACCTTTCTGCATCTTCATCCGACAGCTTCTTATACTCTTCTTCACTTATATATTGCTTTCCACCTTCTACGATTGCTGTGTATGGAATCCGGATCACGCACTGTGCTGTGCCCTTCCGGACTGTATCCGACACTACCTGTCCTTTGCTTCCGTACCAGGAAACTCCCAAGATTCTTGTTGCATAGAACTTTTCTCTCCGATCAGCTCCGATTCTGAGATTGAAGATCGTCACATCACTGTTTGTCGTCATACTCTTTCACCCACCCTCTATACAGCAGTCCGGTGTTTGCCAGGTATGTCCTAACCGTTCTGTACATCTCACTGCGTACAGCCGAATAACTTCCGGCATCTGCATAGCTGACAGAATATCCATCGTTAGATTCTGACTTTACAACAGCTTCGTTCTTCTCTCTCTGTATCGCAATGGAATCAGCAGCACTACAGATTGCATCTCTAATCGAATCCGTGAGCATTGGCAGTTTCGGTATCCGTCCAAATGTGATCTGATTCACAAAAGCTTCAGCAAACTTCTCGGCTCGTCTGAAATCTTTCTCAGTTTTGATGTGAACACCGCCATACTCTTCCTTGTAGTACGTAAAGTCCACATATGGACTCGTTATAGCCTCCTGGTTCATCCAAACACTCCCTTCTGGTAAAATGGTAAGCTATCGAAAGATAAATCAGTTATTTGCCGGATTTACGTCCTCTTGCGAAGCTGATTCTTTTTTACCGGTCTTCTTTTCTTTTGCAGGACTTGTGCTCGCTCCGACTTCTTCATCCAGGTTCTCCAGGGAGTAGCCCATGCTTTTGTAGTATCCTGCCTTTCTTTTGGGAATCCGGCAGGAACTCCCACCTTTCGTTGCTAAATACATAGGCTACCTCCTACTCTGACTGCTTTGAAGTCTTGGTTGTCTTTTTCTTTCCGGAATCTTCGGAAGCCGGTGCAGCTGATCCCATTGTAGCCTGTGCCTGGATTGCTGCTTTCAGCTCTTCGTTCTCTTTCTGGAGATCTGCAATCTTTTTATCGGCATTCTCCGCATACAGAGTAGCCTCCGTCAGCTTAGCTTCCAGCTCAGAGATTTTCTCTTCGTGATTGACTACTGTTTCAGACGCTCTTGTCAGATCTGCTTTCAGATCCTCATTCTCTTTCTGGAGCTTATTGACCGTTTCCTGGGCTTCAGCAACAGAAGTAACTACCGCCTTCATAACTACTTCTCCGTCTTCGTCAGTCACTTCATAGCCCATCTTCGCATACTCTTCAGCTTTCTCTTCCGGGATTCTGAGTACACGGTTTTTCTTCTTGACGATATAACTCATATCTATTCTCCTTTCATCGCCCCACCAGGAAGAACCCGGCAGGGCATATCTGATCCTCTTACGCCTCTACTGACATCTGGATAGCTTTCTTCTTGTTTGCCAGAACAAATACATCCTCATGGGACTCTTCGTAGTAAACATACTTACCTTCTGAAAGAGCAGACGGCTCGTCCAGCTTAGAGAACTCATAAGAAACCGGTGTGATTACTGCAAGAGGGTTAATCAGCATCATATTGATCTGTTTAGCTGAAGCAGCTACTTTCCAGCCCTGTGTGAAATCGTACAGAGTCTTCATCAGTTCAGATGGAACTTCCTCGATCTGAACTTCATCCAGGGACTTGATAGCTCTGGACAGCTTATTCTGCTTACCAACGTCCAGTGTTCTGTAGATTCCCTGGGCGTTCTTAATCAGAGTATTCGTTGCCGGATTCACATACAGGATCAGTCCCATCTTCGGAACTCTACCTTCCGACATCTCTTCCAGCATCTTGTCATAGACAGTCAGAATATTCTCTTCTGTAAGAGGTTCTGTATTAGCCTTCTCTCCAGATGCTGTCCAGTCTGCATAAATCTTGGAAACGGTATATGCATCCATCTCCGGGAACTTCTGCTCTTCATTGAACACTCTGGTGATATTCGAGATCGTTGTTACCTGGTTTGTCTGCTGTACATCTCTCGGATGGACCAGTGTAGACCACTTTCTTTCATTCTCCAATGTCAGTGGAGTCCAGCTGTTGTCATAGTTTCTTGCGGCCGTGGCAATGGTATCTCTTGTAGAGTCCACACGACCTGTTACGGAAATGCTTGGAATCTCGATGGTCTTTCCGTTAAGCCATCTGAATCTTCCATTGTTCGGAGTATTATAGAGCGCTCCGAAGTATAACGCATACGGAAACGCCTGCTCCAGTGCTCTCTGATATTCTGTTGCGTAATTGATTGCTTTCGCCATGTTAAGTTACCTCCTGTTAATCTCTTTTTCTTACTCCAGAAAATCCGAAGTTAAACATGTTGCCCTTCGGTTCCTGTGTCTGTGAATTGGTTCCTGTTGAGAAGTACGGCATATTCGGTGCCGGTGGATTTCCTGGTACATCCGGAACATCCGGTGTATCCGGTTCGTCATCCGGTGTATCCACAACGAATGCTTCTTTGTAATCCGGACTCTCCTTCAGTTCTTTCATCACGTCATCCGCACCGATAAACTTTCCGTTTTCAAGCTTCAGTTCTTTCGCCTCGAAAGCTCTTCTGACATAGTCACGGTACATAGCCCCTGGCTTCAGTCCGACAGTATCCAGATATCTGTCCATCTGGTGATCTCTTTCCTGTTTCGCCAGCTTGTCATTAAGCTCCTGGGTATCATGGTTGTACTTGTCTTCCCAGTCTTTTGCAGACTTTTTGATGCCATCAATATCCATCTCTTTGTAGGATTTGATTTCTGCATTGGCATCTGTGAGCTGCTGTCTTACACCGTCCAGCTCTGTGATCTTGGCATCCAGTTTTTCCTTTGAGACATAGCCCCCAGCTTTCACATCTACCACCTGGATCTTCTTATCTGCATCAATCGCAGCCTCCAGCTCTGCATAGGTCATAGCCTTAGGCTCTTCTCCGTCTTTCTGTGTGCCAAAAAGTTTCTTTAAAAATTCGTAAGCCATTTTTACTTACCTTCCTTTCTTCTTTTCGCTGATTTCGTTTAGATTCCGGTTCACTCCGGCACTGCTATCGTGCATTTATATCTCCGCACGCAAGAGAAGGAGACAGTTTATATGCCATATCACAGGGCAAAATAAAAACAGACCTCTTCGATACAGTCTGTTAATTCGTAATTACCACATTGTGAGCTTCTGACAGCTCTTTGGAGAGCTTGTAGATGCTTATGTGGAGAAATATGTGCTTACTGGCATAAAAGCCAAATAAAGCGTTCCTTTCTAACCCTCAAGGAAGGGAGATAGCAGGATCACCGCCTTTCTAATCTGCTGTGTAATCTTCAACGACCGGGATGCCATACTCAATGGCGCATGTATTCTCGATTTTGCACCATCTGGCATCCTGCCAGCCTTTCGCAAAGTAGGCAATGTCAGCACCAGCCAGAAGTTCCAGGGATTTTCCAAGGAACCAGAGTGGCTTTGCATCCACCGGAGCTTCCTGGAAGAAAGAATCAATAACCTCTACCGGTTCTCCGATCTTCTCCTCTGCACTCTTGATTGCTTTCTTACGTTCTGTAAGGATATCTTCATCAGATTTTCCTTTCATTGGCTGTGAAATAAATAATTTCTTCATAGATTTGTACCTCCTACTTCTTTGCTTTTCTATTAGCCCACACAGCTTTCATACTGGTGGAACGTCCATAATTCACTATGTTTCCATTTTGATCCTTCACTGCATAAACCTGTGTCCGTGCAGTATCAACAGATCGTCCTGTCTCAGAGCAGAAGTTCTTCAGCTTCTTCTCTCTTTTCTTTAGCTTCACTGATTCTTTCTGAAACTCATTCTTCAAATATTGCTCTGTCTCTATATCATCAGTATATTGCATGGCAGAATCATATCCGCAAAGGATTCTCTTACTCTCCCGGATAGCTCGTTCAAATCTTCGCTGAATCTGGCTACACTCATATTCCGTAAGCATATTACCATCATAACTGAACTTCGCTGAAGAATAATCATCCAGCATTTCCTTAGTGTATGCCGGTTTGGATATCCCTGGCCAGTAAGGATAAAAGCTGTGCCTACAGTTCGCTCCACATAGTCCGGTAACTGTTCCATAGCCGGTAGCATCATAGAAGTTCCTGTATCCGTCACCTTCTCCATGAATCTTGAAGACCTGTCCTTGCCAGTAAGTATGCTCAATTCTTGCTCCAGGGTGTGCGGTTGTCTCATAATACTCAACGCCCATATCGTCCGCATACATTTCTGTAAGCGTGGCAACCGTCTGGTTGAGTCCTGTCAGTAGAGCCATTCGCAACGCCGCATCAAGTGACATCTGTGCTCCGGAGTCGTACAACACCATTCCTCCGGCTTGTGCAGCTTTTCTGATTGCATACCTAAGAGCTTCTTGATAAGAAAAAGCACCACTCTGGATCTTGAGCAATGCCTCATTCAATGACTGCATATATAGCTGTTGGCTCTTCACTGCCGTTGTCATCGTAAGGTTGTTGATGTCCCCGGACGTCTTCTTTGCATTTGCCAGAAGCAAATCAGACATATTCTTTGATAGCTTGGCATCGTTTACTATGCCGGCATCTATCAGTGGTTTTGCGTCATTCCTTATCCCGGTTACTCCGGCTTCTTTGAACAGCTCTTTGACATGCTTGTCTGAGTATCCAGTGAATCTCCCAACTTCTGCTACAATATCATCCAGGAGCTTCCCGGATTCCTGTGCCTGTTTTATCTGCCACTTAGCAGTATCCGTAACCTTGCCCGTCTTAATCATTCTCCTGGCTATGTCTCGGACTATCTGCTCATTGAGATTGTCAACCATGCCCAGATATCCACTGGAGAACGATGCAAGATATTCTGGTGTCAACATGGTTCATTCCTCCTACTCTTCCGGTGGAAAATCATCTTCCTGCATATCTGGTATATAATCCACAGCCTCTTCCTCTGTGCATCCAAAGTACCAGGCAATGAACTTCTCCAGTTTCAGTTTCCCAGCAACAACCATAGCCCATCTCCGCTGGTACTCTTTGTCAGTATCCTCCAGCACACTATCTCCCCAGGAACAGTTCACATTGACCGAACCATATGGAGTCATTCTGTACAGGTTGATAAGAACTACCATCGAATCTACCAGGTGTTCAAATCCTTTCTGCCATGCACCCTGCAATCTGCTTGCGGTTCTGTATGATCGTTGCTTGGAAGACTTGATTTCCTCTGCTGTTTTCTCCAGTTCATCTGGGTCGGAGATCGTACCATAAGCAAATCCAACAGTCCACTCAATCCTCTTTAGAATCTTGTTGAGCCCGTTGAACATCGGCGTATCTCTGATATCTGGACTATACACATCAAACAGTTTGTTTCCTCCGGATCCTTCATCGAATGCCCGGTAGAGCTTTTCCTTCCCTTCCGGAAGAACTGGCTTACCGTGCTTATCCGCTTTCAGATATTCTTCTGAAACATGCACTGCCGCTTCCTTGGCATCGTATTCCCACACAATCTGCCCTAGCATCCGATCAGCTTCATGTATCAGCTCAATAGCTTTGGAGTAGATGGATACTCCCAAAGGTGAACTTCTATCTATGTTGTTGCTCTTGGCAACCTTGATATAAACAAACAGAGGCTTTTCTATGTTATTGATCGTTACCGGCTCTTCTGAGAGTCCAGCCCATTCATCGACCTCAGAGAGTGATACTTCTTCATCAAATGGTTGGTTGATGGTCGGTTCTTCGTCATCAGTGTACGATGCTATCTTCTCCGATCTGTAAGCCTTGTTGACAATCGTTACACTGTTTCCTGAGAACTCATGGTATTCAAGTCTGGTATACAGATATTCGCCCATCCTCTTATGCTGTAAGAAAATAGCAGACATGATCTCGCCCTTGCTGGTGAATGCAGTCGGGTAAAACTTGTCTGCTTCTACGAAATCTATCTCTATCTTGTTTGGCTGCCCGTCCATGCCTACTGAGACGTAGGGTTTCAGCACAATACCTCCTTCGGCACAGTACCTCTCAACCTGGATATCCAGATCAGACAGTTCTCTCTTCAGCTGATCGTTAATGAAGTCTGCCATCGGACTACCAGTTACACTCAGTTCAAACTCCGTAAGCACAAGCCGTGCCATTTCTTCTGCAATGGTTGCTGGTATATTCGTGCATAGAGTCCCATCTTCACCTGTCCAGGGTGGATGATTCTCATACATGTCCTTCCACAGCTGTATAGCGTTATCCATCGAACCAGATACAGCTATTTGGACTTTCATTTCTTTCTCTATACTGTTTCTAGGAAACAACTTTCCCACCCACTTTCTGATAAAATTTTTAATGCTGAATTTCAATGTATTCACCTACCCTGCCTGTGTCTTTATGTAGTTTCTGATATCTCTTTCATAGCTGTATTCAAAGCCATCCAGAGTGTCTATGTCAGATGTGCCGTCATCCAATCGTTCCAGCTCAACTGTATTCGGTCTCCACACTGCCATGCTGAGTGCGTCTTCCAGAGTATCGCACAGCTCTGTATATGCGAATCTCCCCTGTGCAACCAGGGATGTGAAGCAGAATATCCGGTCGTTAATCCTGTCTTTTCTGGCATTGCCAACCTTGATATCCCCCATTGCTGCTCTTGCCATAGCCGTTCTGAGTCCTCTGATAAGCACCTGCTCAGCTGAATCACAGTAGACCTTACTTACACCACCAAACAACTTGATAACCTTCTTTACAAAGGCAAGGAAGACTTTACCAAGAGAATCCGGATCAAGCTCTTCTTTGTGCAGTTCCGACACCAGCGCTACCAGTTTTCCATATCCAACAGTCGGTGCTGATGCAACAAACGAATGACCGGATCCATTGCCGCCAAAGTCAACTCCAATCGTAATTCCTTGCAGCTCGTTCCTCTTAATCATTTCCTGCGCCTGTGCTACCGTAATCTTCATCGGATTGTTAGCCATAGCCGCCAGTGAAGCGAACTGAGTATACACCAGACCTTCTGCAATACTTCTCTTCCCCAGGATATCCCGGACGTACCAGATGCTGTTTTCGTCATACTGACTGACAATCTCTTCCAGACGTTCCTTCGTGATATTCACATTCTCAAAGATCGTAAAGTGTGCATAGTTGTATCCACCCTTCAAAGTCCCGTCCTTCGCTTTCTGGTCGTACACATCAAGATAGTTTTCATAGATCGGTGCTTTCGGATGCTCCGGGTTCATGTCCCAGAATATCTTACGGTTCTTAGCTGCAAGCTGTCTGTTGAACGCCTCTTTGATTGCTGTGTCGTGATGCAGATTGATCTCAGTCGCAATCCACATGCCATAAGAGTTACCACGTATCTTCTTGAAGCTGTCCGATGATGAAGCCCCGGCAAAGATCACTACTTTCTGTTTAAAGTTCGTATATGGTCCATTGATAATCAACGCTTCCATGTCCTTGTACTTGCCCCAGTGGCACTGACCTCTGAAAATCCATTCCAGACCGAATCCGTTAGCATCTCCGATATTCAGCTTAGCATTACCCATCGTAGAGCCGGTTGCCAGATGTATTTTATCCGGCGTTGTCTTCAGCTCCTGTGCGAATGCAAAGACATTATCAACAGTCTTTCCGGAACGTACTGCTCCTTCCAGGATGTTGAATGTACAGAACCGGCACCTTCTGATATATTCCTTATGCCCTTCCCCGAAATTAAACATTATCGTTTTCTTTCGCTTCAGATCCTTTTTCTTTACTTTCTTGACCGTCTTTTGCTTTGCCATAAATCTCTTCCTCTATATCATCCAAATCCTCAATCTCCTGGCTGATACCTGCATCTCGTTCTTTCTTATACTCGAACTCTTTCTGAGCCTGGATGTTTTCTTGCTTCTGTCCGGCGGTGTCTCGCATGAACTCAGCAGCTCTGACATTTCCATCCATAGCTTCTCTCCACATACTTACAAGCATTGCTGTCTGGTTGGTTATCATGTCATCTTCAAAGCCCATCTTCTGCAATGTATTGATAATTGTCGGATAAGCCTCTTCAGATACAGGCATGTTGAGCAGTAAATTTGCCACCTTTTTCATGGCTGTTTTCTTACGCCTCGTCTCTCCGGACTTCTTACCACCACGGGAACGCATTTCTCTTTCTTCCTTCTCACTTCGCTTCCCTGACCCAAGAGGAATGAGGTTCTGCTCATTTGCCACCAAACCACCTCTCTTCTGCATGAAAAAAGCAGTGTATCTCTTGACGAAATCACTGCTCTCTCATGTTTATTCTGTTACCCTCCGGGTTTCACCCGTATAATCTCTCCAGCACTTCCACTCCATCAGCTATCGCCTGTCCGGTATCAATACCCAACTGCTCATAAAATCTAGGGTTGGTCATGCATTCGTGCGCCCTTACCATTGCGTCATGCTCTTCCTTGTCTATTCCAATGACGAACTTCTTCGCAATCGCTAACGCTTTCCGGTAACTCTTCTGTTTTACCAGTCCTTTTACAATATCCGTTTTCGTTACCACTTGCTTCCTCCAAACAGATCCATCTGTTCATACCTCACCGGTGCTCCATCTTGAAAATCTTCGTTTTCCAGCTCCTTCAGCTGCGCTTCCGTTGGCTGCGGATATTTCTTATCCGTATTATCCCAACCACCTCTGTTGTTAGCTCCCAGGAATCTATCCCAGGATTCTTCATCAAACATTCCCGGCTGGTACGGTTTCAGATCTTTCTGCTCTTCTACGATGAAGTCTGCTACTGTCTTTCCCCTTCTTTTCCCTTCCAGCGTATGACAATCATATGCGTATCCGGGCATCCCGGAGAATTCACAATCTTCAATTCTGAGGTATTCATCAAAATTCTTTACTCTTTCACTCTGCATGCAATTACAGCTGAAATAATCAGCATCTCTGTTCTTTCTTGCATATAAGAGTAAAGTAATAGCCTTGCTAATAAACAGCGGTTCCCGTTCATAACCTTTTCTCTTCTGGTTGTAAACATCGTCTGCTTGTCGCAAGGCTTCAATTTCTTTTGTCATGATTCCGTAACAGTCTTCTGCTGATATTGCCAGCAATCTTCTCCAGAGGTATGCGTTGTACCGACCTCTAAGCTCATTCGCTGCATATCCGGCAACTTCTGCATCTCCTCTTCTGATTGCTTTCTGGAGCAAGCTTACCATATCGTACATGCTATGCCCGTTCTTGGTGTATAACTGTGGTCTTCCCATTTTTTGATACTTCCTTTCGTATGAATATTTTTCGTATCGTCATCGTAGCAAGCATGTTCGCAGGCAGTCAAACAGATATTTTCATTTTTTATTCATTTTCGTAGACATTCACGATATTTAAGAAGAATTCCGTGCTGATCTGCTTCACCAGCTTGAACACGCCTCCGGCTTCCACCTCCCGGTGCAGCCACGGGTTTGCATAGACAATCGTTACCTTCCTGTCTTTCCTACGGACGCTCTCCTCGATATTCTTAATAACCTTCTTGAAGGTTTCTCCTCTGAACGGATCGTACAGGTAGAACGTGTCATACATGTCCAGCAGATCTGTGAACTCTGTAGCATCCTCATTGAAGATTGCTACCATGTCCTCTCCCAGCTTCTTCATATTGTCCCTGGCGATCTCTGCCAGCATATGACTCTGCTCTACTCCGTCCACCTCTTTGATTCCTGCCATTTTCATAATAGCGATTGCGGCTCCCTTGCCACACCCAAAATCCAGGACCTTACCATTGAAAATTCCCGGCATCTGGCACATATCCAATAGACTTCTTTCTCTGCTTGCGCCACATGCTGTTGCGTCCGGGCTTTCATAGTCGAACTCTGATTGATCCACACGCTTTAAGAAATCTGTTCCGCACTCATGCTCCAGGAAACTGTAGAGTCCAAGGGTGTCCGGAATAATCATATCTTTCAGATAGAACAGGTTCTTACCCTCTTCGTAACCGTATGCCGTCATTTGTGACATATCATTTTCCGTCATTCGCTCTTTTCGGAAGGAAACCAGAATCACTGTCTCTTCCGGGTCTACGTAATCCAGAATAATCTTTCTGTGTATGTTCGCTCCTGGAATCACTTTCTTATCATCAATCACAAGCGCAAACTGCTTCCCATATACATGGCTACATAACCACTCCATGAACAGACCACTCTTTCCGTATCCGTACAGGATAACCTGCTTTCCGCTACACTTCTTGATTACATCGTGCATTTTTTTGTTCAAACTTTCAACTGCTTTCATCTCTTCTCACCTCGGCACTTTAATTGTTACAGTATTCTTCTTGTCATCGAACGTATAATACTTGCCCCATTTCAGCTTCATGTACTCATTACATTCCCGGATGACTTTACTGTTCTTGTTGATATTGTCTCCACCCTCATTCGTATCTGTCTTCACATACATGGCAAGATACTTTGGCATGAGGATGATTCGGTTATACATAAGCTCCTGCAAGATTTTATCTACATCTTCCTTGCAGTCTGCCTTATCATCATTCTTTGCTTTGTAACATTCTTTGTTGTACCAGTAGATTCCTCCACCCATGCTGTTGAATTTGAACTCTTCCTGGTACAGATATGGTCTCGGCGTAACTGTGATTGTGGCATATCCCAACTTCAAATCACTGAGTAGCTGGGCTATCCGGAGAAATTCCATATCAATCACATCCGGGTCCTTAATCTCCATAACGATATCCGTCCGGTAAAGGATCTGCTTAATATCATCGTCAACCTGGATGATGATATCTTCCGGCGAATTGTCCAGAATCCACTGTCTCACCTTCGACATGGTGTTGATCTCCTTATCCGGTGCTGAAATCAGCTTCCTAACTCCAGCGTTCCTGTACGCTTCCTCTTCCGAAGCTCTTACCACATACGTTACATCATTAAGGATATTCTGAGTCATGATACAATCTGATCTTCTATAGCTCGGACAGTATACGCCCACTGTTTTCTCTTTCATGTACGCCTCCTACTGGAACATTGGCAGCTTCTTCAGCAACCGTTTCATTCCGTCTACATCCAATCGTTCTGTATTATCTGACGAATAGGACTCCGTAATATTCTTTATATGGCTTTGTGGCGATTCATGGTAATGTAATGTGTGCTTATCTGGCAAAATTCTGTAGAAATGCTCATATTCCTCTGCATTTGCCATCTCTTCTTTTGTGATAAGCACTTCATTCATCTTTTCCCCTGGCCTTTCCCCGATGATCTCAATCTGCTTTTCCGGGTCAAACCCTTTCATCTCACAGATAGCTTTCGCAAGCGTATCAATCGTGGCTGCCGGTGCTTTCTGAACCAGCAGATCACCAGGCTCTCCATTCTCAAACGCAAACAGTACCAGGTCAACTGCATCTTCCAGTGTCATCATGAATCTGGTCATTTCCGGCACTGTGACAGTAATCTTCTGTCCCATCCCCAGCTGCTTTACAAAAAGTGGGATAACAGAACCCCTGGAAGCCATCACGTTACCGTATCTAGTTCTGCAGATCACCGTCCCATTCTGCTCCTTTGCTTTCGCAACAGAGATTCTTTCGATCATTGCTTTTGTGATTCCCATTGCATTAATCGGGTATGCTGCTTTATCTGTACTCAGAACGATTACTTTCTTGACTCCGGCTTCAATCGCTGCATCAATAACGTTTGTTCCTCCCAGAATATTCGTCTTCACCGCTTCTTCCGGATAAAACTCACAAGTCGGGACCTGCTTCAAAGCCGCCGCATGGAAAACATAGTCCATTCCGGTCATTGCCTTTCGGATGCTTCGGTATTCCCTCACATCTCCGATCACAAAGCGGATCCTGCTGTCTTCCCCGTACTCTTTCGCCATATCAAACTGTTTCTTTTCATCCCTGGAGAATATAACAATCTTTCCTGCTCCTTCTTTCAGCAGGCGATCTGTCACTGCATGTCCAAAGCTCCCGGTTCCTCCGGTGATCAGAAACTTCTTTCCTTTCAATTCTTCTTTCATGCTATACCTCCAGTATCTCTATCACTCTATCAGCTACGAAATTCACTTCTTCCGGCGTCATGCGTGTATCACTCGGCAAGCACAAGCCTGTAAGAAAACAGTAGTCCGACATATACATGCAGCAATCGCTGAACCATCTGGAGAACATCAGACAGTTCTCATACAGTGGCTGACTGTGTAGCGGCTTCCAGATCCTTCTGGATTCTATATTGCACTCCTTCAGCTTCTCCATGAGATATTCCGGTTTCTTCTTCAGCTCCGGATTGATCTCTATACATGACAGCCAGGAATTGCCAACGTTGCCATTCCAAACATTACGGTACAGTTTGAACCAGTCCGCATACTCTGCAAATCTCTTCTGGTAGATGTCATAAATAGACATTTTCTTTGAAATTCTTTCTTCGATGTGCTCCATCTGTCCTACACCGAATGCAGCGTTTGAATTTGCCAACCGGTAATTGTACCCGATCTCTTTATGCTCATACCACGGAACAGGCTCTTTTGCTTGTGATGCCAGGAAGGAAGCTCTCTCTGCATCCTCTTCATTCTGGCAGATCAACATGCCGCCTGTCCCTCCGGCTGTAATCATTTTGTTTCCATTGAAGCTCATACAGCCGAATCTTCCAAGCGTTCCTGTCTTCTTTCCCCAAACTGCCGAGCCAAACGACTCAGTGCTGTCTTCGATGACTGGAACTCCATACCTGTTACAAATATCCAGGATTCTCTTCATATTAGCCGGCATACCGTACACATGCACGACCACCACTGCTTTCGGATGCAGCCCGGATTCAAAAGCCATCTCCAGATCATCCGGGTTCATATTGAACGTTACCGGATCAGAATCAATAAATACCGGTTCTGCTCCCAGGTATTTGATCGGGTTTGCGGATGCTGTAAACGTGAGGTCTGAACAGAATACATAATCTCCTTTTCCAACTCCACACAATCTCAGTGCCAGGTGAATTGCAGCCGTTCCGGACTGAAGTGCCACCGGATAGCCTCCACCAAGATACTCTCTCACTAACTGCTCGAATCTACCGATATAGGAATCTCCCTTAAACGCTGTCGTGATCCAGCCACTCTTAAACGAGTCCTGGACGTATTCCATCTCATTCCCCAGTATTTCCGGTCTCGCCAGCCATATCTTCTGTGCTGCTCTCTCCATTTTCGGCACCTCCTTCCACAATCTGTGCTTTGATCTGGTCATACCATATCGCTCTACCTTTAATCGTCCGGTTTCTTCCCATGCTGACTTTCGCCCCCTGGATGCCGAGCTTTCTTTGTAGTTCGTTGTAGTCCAGCTCATTCCTGCATACCAGTAGAACATAATCGTACTTCTCAAACCGGATCAGTTCCATTTCTTTAATCTTCTTTTGCATCTGGTCTTTATTATCCAGTTTCACACCAAGGTTTATGTTCAGATCTGCTGTCCATTTTGCCAGCTCTTCCAAATCCCATTCACCGGAGTGGGTATTGTCCTTGATGTTTATCGCTCTCAGCTCTGACTTTGTGTAGCCGATTAGCCTCTTGCACAAGACTTCGATATCACCATCTTTTCTCTGCAAGATAGATAACCTCTGGTTTCCGGCAATCACATTATCATGCTCGTCAATGAGGAACAATCCGAAATCACCATACTTCTCCAGTGATTCTTCCAGCTCCTCTGCTTCTTTCTTTCCGATCTTCCTCGGATTCCCGAATCCGGTCTTGATGTCCTTGACCTTCATCGTGAGTGTTTCAATTCTTTTTTCATCCAACATACTCATTCTTCCACCTTCTTTCTCTGCATTAAAAAAGGAGCCAGCTCAACGCCAGCTCCCATAAAGAGAGGATTTTGCAAATATGCAATTTACTTCATATGCTCCGCACCCTATTTCATTCGGCAGCCCAGTTTCCCGGACTGCCACCAAGATGAAAATTGAGTACGTTCCAGCCTCCGGTAAGACTGGGTGAAACAAACTTTCTATCACGTTTCATCTGTTTGCGTAACGTTCTGTCTGTGTCTATTTCACATCATATAAATTATCATAGGCAGAGGTATCTTCATAGTCTCAAGGTATCCACATTTGGTATCTTTTAGTATGATTCTAACATATCGTTGAATTTGCTTTGAAATTCCTGCAAAGCGCATCCGTGCAGTTTCATAACATATTTTGTGTTATACTGCATGTCTATTGATATTGCGTCCCATGATTCATGCTCAATGTATCGCTTGTACAAAAGCTCCACATATCTTTCATCTTCTATTTCATTTATCTCACCGGAAACTTTCAATCTGAAATCAATTAACTTGTCAATCTCGTCTGCAATCTTTCTCTCTTTTTCATCAATCTTTCCGTACAGGGTTCCAAACTTATCTGGATCTTTGGATGACTGAACCCTCTCTCCGCTTCCAGCTCCACCCATCGAATACATCATAGCTACCAAGTTTGTCCTGTCTCTTTCTAAATTCTTGATTACCGCTTCCTTTACTTTCACCTGCTCTAAATACTCTTTTGCAGTTATTTTCCCGGATTCTTCCTGCATATGTATTTCCTCCTCCCGATATTGACAAATTCAAAATCCTTTCGTACAATCTTTATAGGTTTTTGGCTTCTCGGACTTCATTGTTATCGGGAGGCTATTTTTATGCTTATTTCAAATAAAAGAACAGGAACCAGATTGCTGTTGCTAACGTCATAATCAAAGATGCAAAAAACAGCAAACATGTCAAAACTCTAAACGGGGTAATCCTCACTTTTCCAAGTATCATAGCTCTAATCTTTTCTTCTCGTGACATTGTGCCTCTGACAATGCGTACTGCAATCAAAAACGCTATCCATAACAGGATTGTTATCTTCCAAATCACTTCTTTTTCCTCCTAAATCTCTGAGCGTATTCACAGGTAGCAAAATGCGACATATAACCGAATCCGCTGGCTTTCCCAGGATCCGTTGTAATCGTACCGGATGTTACTTCTCCGTTGGCAAGGACAATTCTGTCCTTACCACCATCAGCTACGAAATTCACAAACTGAGGATTCACAGGCATTTTCTTTCTGGATTTCATCTGTACCCACAGGATTCTTGCGCCGCACTTTGAGCACTGTGCGAAATTATTCTGCGTCTTCTGTTTCATCCAGCTCTCCTTTCTGGAAGAGTGTCTGGAACTCTCCTTTTTCCACCACAACCCGGTCAGTCTCTACAATTACCTTAACCATCGGAACGTAATACTTCTCCAGGAATCCTCTCAGCGGTTCTGCCGCTGCTTTGATTTCTTTTACCATAGCTTCCGTCTTTTCCTGCTCTTCCTTCTCTGGATGCAAGAGCTTTTCATAATCAACCCAGTGTCCGTCAATGTATTTGCGTTCCAACAATTTTCTAACACCATCATCTTCCACAACAACCTGCTCTTCTGCTACATTGATGATTTTTACCGGTTTGTCCATATATTTACGCGGCGAGCCAGCTTCAAACGGAAATAATGGCTGTGTGAAATCGAAGCTGAATGGCACGCATGTATTTGTTCCCCCGATCGTTTCCGCTGTTCTAATTGCCATCTTTCCTACCAAATTTTTCAATCTCATTACTCTTCCTCCTCTGGATCATCGTACTCATAATCATCATCTTCTACACTATCTGCAAACTCTGGATTGCCTCCAGGAGCTTCTCCATCCTCTTCAGTGGTAATTTCTTCGTCTGTAGCTGTATCTGGCTGATTTTCGTCCTCTTCGGCTTCTTCTACTTCCTTGTAGTCAGCATCAATCACTCCACCATTATCTGGAAGCTCATTAGATGGTCCAGGAAGCATTGTGCTTTCATCCTGCTCTGTCTCTTCGCCTTTCAGATTCTGTTCGTAGTCCGGATCAAACACGCTTCGCTGACCACCTTCGTTGATATATCTGAGCACGTACCGGTTCAGTTCTTCATCCCATACCAGATTCATACCCGTATCCTTCTTACTGTTCATAGAATCACTAACCGGAACAGAAATCGTTACTTTGTGCTTAATCACTGGCTTATTAACTTCTACGGAACCTCCCTCTCCATTTGGCACCCAGTCCTGCTTCATCTGCAAATCTACTTTCAAAGTGATGCTACCTTCATCCGAGTTGTTCTTCTCCATGCTCGCGAACAATCTCTGCATCAGCAAATCAAAATTCTCTCTGGCCGTGGTAAATACATCGCTTTCAATCTTCATTTCTTCGTAATTGTTCATTTCTCTGCTCCTTCCTATTCGCTTAAACATTCTTAATGCTCACTTCCACTCTTGGGTTCTCGGAATAAAACTTCCGGCACTGCTGATCTACAATCTGTGTATCATCCCGGTATGCTACCTGGTTCAGTGAATCGGCTATAATTTTAACAACATTGTCCATATCCGGCTTCTTAGTCGGTCTGATCTCTCCAGCCAGCATAGCAGCCTTTTTCTTCTTACTTGCGGACTTTGGAATGGAATAATATGCTTTTATTCTCAAATCCAGCATTGCATCATCCTCGAATCGGAATCCATTGCATTGCTCCAGATATTCCATATGCACCAGCGTTTCATAATTCACTGTGTCCTTCGGGGTAATTGCAGTACCGGTCTTTCTGCTGAATCTCGGTCTGCCTTTTCCCTTCGGTTCTCCCAGTATCGTAAACTTCACCTGCATGTCTGCCTCCTACTGACTCATTAAGTTTCCATCTTCAATCTTCGCCTGGATACAATACCAGCTACTCTTCTTTCCTTCCCTGGCAACTTTGATCTGACGGGTTGTGTACCCGTTCATTCCCAGGATTGAAATAAGTGTCCTTCTGTCTTCTTCTCTGTATGCCCGAATCGTGATCTCGGCTCCAAATTCGTCTTCTTCGCCTCCGACTAGGACAGATGGTTCTACTTCAAGAGCTTCCGCAATACCGAGTAATGAAGATAACGGAATATCAATCTTGCCAGCTTCATAGTTCAGAATCGTTGTCTCACTCTTTTCTATCTTGTCACCAAGCTCTTTTGCAGTAAGACCATTTCTAGCTCTCAGTTCTGCAATCTTCTGTGACACTTTCATCTTATCCATGCACTACTCCTCCAAAAAATCTTTCATTTCATCAAATCTCTGAGCAGCTTTCATCATCCGGAAAGACTTACCACCTACATACATTGGATAGCAGCACTCCAGGATCCGATCATATATCCTCTTCTTCCGGATGTCCTCGCACTCCATCATGTCATTTAATTCCAGGTTGGAAGTGATAATCATCGGTTTATTGGATCTTACTCTGCTGTCAATGATGTTATAAACTTTCTCCAGTGCATAATCCGTTTCTCTCTCCGTTCCCAGGTCATCAACGATAAGCAACGATGCACTGTTGAGAATAGTTATGTACTCAGCCTCTCTGTCATTCTCCCAGATGTCCTGAAGAATTTTCACGAACGATGTCATGATTACAGGCTTCGCATTGTTGAGAAGGTAATTTCCTATGCAAGCTGCCGTGAAGCTCTTCCCTGTCCCTACTGGTCCGTACAGCAACAGTCCCTGGTTCTTCTTGTACATGTCCTGGAATCTGTCGGCATATTTCTTCGCCATCTCGAACACTTTCTTGTTTTCTTCTCTGACTTCGTACTTATCAAATGTGACCTCACGGTACTTTTTATCCATCATGGACGCTTCTTTCAGCCGGTTGATCCTGCGCATCTGCTCCTCATATTCTTCTTGCCTTTTCTTCTCTTCCAGCTCTTTCGATTCGCACTTGCACACGCATCTGACCACATGGGTTTTATCCCCGAACTTAACCCGTAACTGCTTTCTGCTTCCGCACTTTCCACAGTACACAAGTCCGTCTTCCCCAATGTGATCTCCTTCAGCTAAACGCTCTGCTCCAGATTCAGATATTGGAAATACTCCTGTCAAATCCATCTATAGCCACCTCCTCATTATCGGAACGGATTGCTTTCGTTTGTTCTTTCCGGTTTCACTGTCTCTTCTTTCTTTTTCAGATAATCAACAAACGGCGTGGTTTCACTAAAAAATGTGCTTGCATGCTTGATGTATTTTTCATCTGTCCGATTCCTCTTGCATTCCGTTGCATATGCGGTAACAGCTGCAAGCAGTTCTTCTTCAGACCAGCCGTCATTGAGTCTAGCTTTATACTTCTTGTAGGCATTTCCTTTATCTTTCTTCCTTGGGTACGCACTCCACAGTGTTTCAAACGCTGTAGTATACGGAGATTTCTTAACTGGCTTTTCTTCTGGAACCGTCTTCTCCAACTTTTGCTCTTTCTGTTCCTTCAGCTTGGTTGCGGCTTTCTCAGCAGCTCTCTTTCTTGCCACATACTCTCTCTGCCTCTTCGAGTGCTGTTTTTTCTCACTGACATATTTGTTGTAATAATATCTGTACTCTTCCCAATCATGGATAAACAACTCTTCTTCGTTGCAATCTATCCAACCATTATCCAAGAGTTTACTCACAACCTCTTCCGGATCCAGGCTCTCTGACAGGCACGGCTTGATTGCCAATGCAATATCCGCAATCTCAGCTCCGTCCATAAGCCCGTCCATGCTTGCATTGTCCATTCCCCAGAGCCACAGGTTTATCAGAATCCCTATTGCCTCATTCTGAGAACACCCTAAATCTTTTGCTAAGACTCTTAACTTTTTTCCTATCAATGTCTGCTCTACACTAATCCACGCCAAACCATACACCTCCTAAATCGAAGCAGTAAGGTCCATGATGCTTATCGGTCTCTTCAGAACTTTTGTCTGTCTGCACCATCCGCATGTATTGCATCTGTCCGGCTTCACTGTTCCTTCTTTTAACTGCTTTATGCGTTCGATGTTATGCTCAACGATCGAAAGTGCTTCTTTGAGGTAATGGTCATTCACATGGATCACTTCAATGTCAATATCTTCTTCCTTGGAAGCTCCGGCAATGAAGAATGGGAGTCTCTTGCCCGTATTCTGATACACAACTTCCTGGTAAACAGCTCCCTGTATATCGTAGCCCCAGTATCTGACAAAATCCAAATATCCGATATCTGGAACCCAATTCAACTTTGTGAGCGTTGCCATCACTTTCAGATCTACGATCGCTTTGTCCTCCAGGTAAGAGTCCATCTTAATCTTCCAAGGAACTCCAAACAGCTCCGCTGTCATGATTACCTGTTTCTGCCCGGACATATACTTCTGGAAAAGTTCATCACGCTCTGTCCTGGCAATGATATCTTCTGCTTTCTGGAATCCAGATAACAGCTTTCCATCTTTCCGGAATATATGAGGATTCTTTGTTCTAAATTCATTCAATGTGCCCTCATAATAGGAATCCACGTAACTTCCGATCATCATTGCATTTGACGGTTCCGTCTTATACTCACCTCTGATCTTAGCAAGTGCCATTTCCTCACAGCCCATTCTTCCATACGTCCCTACGAAATCTTTGAACTGAGATACGGAAAGATATTCTCTGTTAGCTTCATCGGAATAGTAGTTATCCGCTGTCAGCTGGAACTTTGTACTCATTTCATTCATCTTTTCTTACTTTCCTTCCTCGCTTGTTTCTTCCGTGGTTTCCTGCTCTTCCAGAGCTTCCTGGACATCTTCTGAGAAGACATCTATCGGTTCGTCAATGTCCTGTGCAGGTCCCGAAGGATTGTCCGTATACTCTGCATTACCATTTTCATCAAAAATTTTCTGATCGTCTTCCAGGGCTCTCTGCATCTCAACAGATAAGATTCCCCACTTGCTGAGCAGCAATTTAATCACCGTCTTCAGTGCCATTGCATCAAAGTCTGTTGTCCACTTACTGTTCTTCTTGTGGTAGTTCTTGTCATATCTGTATGCCTGTGAATATTTCGCAGCATGATTCTCTACATCCTCCACCGTCATGTACAACTCCTGCCGGTATCCGGTATTCAATTCAAACCATGCAAAATATCCCACAATCTTTTCTCTGTCCCCGCTCTTTCTATCTTTCAGATTGCTGAAATCTTTGGCGAACTCAATGTCTCCATACACGGGATTGTAAGAAACCAGCTCGTCCGCATACACTACTGCATAATTCATTCTTCTGTAATATCCGCTTCTGATCGCAAGCTGAATAAATCCTTTGTACATGATCTGGAACTGTGCCTGGTATCCTACGTCTTTCAGTTTGTATGGAACCAACGCACTGAATCCCAGGTTACTGTCGATCGGCAAATCATAGCTCGCCGCTACCAATGCTGAACTCATGATAGAATTCGCACTGCACTGTTTCAGCTGGTTATTCTGACTTACCACATTGATAATAGATGTCATGAACTGCGGTGCTTTCTTTCCCAGGACTTCATTGAACCGGTTCTTTACGTTATCGGTTGCAAGAATCCCCTTCAACTCTTTCATCACTGATACTTCTGTTCCTGCCATATTACCAATCACTCCTTTCTGCTGTGGATAATTCTTCTCCACACAGCTCTATAATTTCTGTTGTTGTCATATCTGATAAGCATGTTGTGCAAACAGGTCCGTTCACACCTTCCAGATACTTATCTCCTTCATAGATCCCTTCGTTACATTCAGAACATAAACATACCGGCTTTGGTTCTGGAGCATTTGGGCATCTGCTATCACATGGATTCTGTAAACATACACTGCACATCTTCTACCTCCATCATGCTTAGTAAACTGATCGCATTCAATGTCTTCCGGAATAGATGCTCTCTCAGAACATCCGGGAATAGCATCTCGAAATATCCTTCGTCCTTTCCTGCGACCTTAATCTTTCTCAAACAGTGTTGCTCTGCCTGTCTTACTTCTTCATCGCTGATATCAAAACCTCCGGCTCTGAGTTCTTTCACTGTCTGATCTACTACTTCTTTGCATATTTCCATTTTTCTTCTCCGAAAACATCTGCAAGCGCAATTCTGACCATAATCATTGCTGGCAGGATCAGATACTCTCCTCCAATCTCTACCGCTTCTCTGGCATTGCACATCTGCACAATCACGAAGCACTGTATGATTATTCCGATTGATACATAACTAAGCCAACTTAGCACTTTGTTTTTCATATATCCCACTTCCTTTTACCGGTGATACAAAGATTCCGATGTCTATCGGTTCCTGTTGGTCAATAGCCTGGACCATTTCTTCCAGTGTATTGAGTCCATACTGCTTCATTCGCTTTTCAATTCTTTCTGGTAATTCCACAGCTACACTCCCTCTCCTGGACTAACTTCAATTCCCATACTGTCTTTACCATTTCATCCAATTCCTGGCATATCTCGTTGAGTTCTTTTTCTTCCTCTTCACTGACTTTCCCGTCTTCTGCAATTCCGATGAGCTTATCTTTCAAGCCTTCGATCCGGCTTTCCTTGAACTGCTTAATAATCCGGATCACTATATTATCAATGCTTCCGGCTTCAACAGCTACTGGCATACACCTTCCGATCAAGCACTCATTCTTGCAATACATTGTCTTCAGTTGTGGAGCACGATACAGGTCAGCCATCACGATGATAATGTCTGCCGGAGGTACCGTGACTCCCAGCTCATAGTTGCTCAGCGTATTAACTGAAACACCGAGCATCTCAGCAGCTCTTTCCATGCTGCCTAGAGCATCATTGTAGATTGCAGCCTGCTTTCTACATTCACGATATGGGGTTTCACCCAGTTTCCTACAATTGCTATCCATTGTTTCTTTCCTCCTTATGGCTTAAAATAAGCTCATAACCTATAAGGTACAGCCACAATCATACGGAACATTCAAGTAATCGCTGATAAGTTTTACAGTATTTGCTGAATACGACCGTCCATTAACGACTGCGGAAACATGTCCTCTGGATAAACCGATGACTTCTGCAAGTTCCGTGGTTGTCATGTCGAGGTCGATGAGCTTCTTTTTAACTTTTTTGCACCAAGGCGATAACTTACGGCTCATGTCTTCCTCCTTCCTCAGAAATTTGCTTTACATCACTGATAATCTGCTGTAAAATAAACAAAAGTGTACTGACAAACACTGACTGGAGATACTGGCATATCTCCTTGATTTTTTACCGCTTTGATTACAAAGCGTGATGTAAATTGCAATGATTTGTATGTTGTTTTGTGTTGTACAAACCAATCATAATCAACAAAAGCTTACTTGTCAAGCAAAATAGTAATCATTTGCATACTTTTGGAGGTATTTTTTATGACTATCGGAGAACGTGTATTCTTTTTGCTCGACAAATACGGGCTTCAACAGAAGGAATTGGCAGACGCCATCAATGTTTCCAAGGCAACCGTGAACGGCTGGAAAATCCGCAAGGGCAGTCCTTCAGCAGATCTGATCTCGCCTATAGCGAAATTCTTCCATGTATCTACTGACTTTCTTCTTACCGGGGAAGAAGCGGAATCAAAGACTCTCAGTCTTGAAGATGAAGAATGGCTCAACATCATTCATCGAATCCCGGAAGACAGACAGTCTATGTGCAAGGACTTCCTGCGGACTCACATGGTTATACCTGAGAAATATGCAGATAAGAGGCAAGCATAATCTCTACTGCTTACTTCGAGTACGTCCGCAAGAACAGGAGGTAACGTTTTATGGGAACTGAAAACATCCGCTGTGAAAACAGCAATGGAAAAGAGGACTTCGTGAAGGAGCTGGAGCGATTGCTCGCTTGCTATCAGATTGCTTCTTTCGATGACCGGAAAGTAGTTTGGGCGGTTCTGAACAAATATGCCGCCTATATAAGCTGAAATTGCCCCATAAAGGGGCTTTTTCTTTTTTGAGGTGGAATAATGAGCATAAACAGAAATAATACAAGTGAGACTCCCAAAAAGGCTGCTCTTTACGTGAGAGTATCCACAAACTATCAGATAGACAGGGACTCTCTCCCTATGCAGAGGCAAGAGCTTATAACTTACGCACAGCTCATGTTTGGGATAAATGACTATGTTGTCTTCGAGGACGCTGGCTACAGCGGAAAGAATACTGATCGTCCGGAATTTCAGAACATGATGCGCCGGATCCGTGCCGGAGAGTTCACACATCTTCTCTGCTGGAAGATTGACCGTATCTCCAGAAATCTTCTGGACTTTGCATCTATGTACCAGGAACTGAAGGACCTGGGCGTAACCTTCGTCAGCAAAAATGAACAATTTGACACCAGTACAGCTATCGGAGAAGCCATGCTGAAAATCATCCTGGTCTTCGCTGAACTGGAACGTAACATGACGTCTGAACGTGTAACTGCCACAATGCTTTCCAGGGCACAGAACGGACTCTGGAATGGTGGTCGTGTACCTTATGGGTATGACTACGACAAGGATTCAAAGACTTTCTCCATCAACCAGGAGGAGGCTTTTCTTGTGCGCAAGATGTACGACCTCTATTCAGAACATCGTTCACTGGTAATGGTATCCAGGACTTTGAATGAAGATGGCTATGCTTCGAGAGCTGGCAACGACTGGTCACCGGTCAGCATATTTATCATCTTGACCAATCCGTTCTATACCGGCATATACAGATACAATCACTACAAGATACCGGGGCTTAAAATCGAAAAGGACCCGTCCGAATGGATTGAGGTGCCAGATCACCACCCACGAATCATTTCAGACGAGCAGTTTGACAACGTGAACCGCATCTTACAGTCAAACTCCCGGTCAAAGAGATTGCCTGGCCAGCAACATACCTCAAAGGGAACTCACATCTTCGGTGGGTTGCTCTACTGCGGAACGTGTGGCTCTCAGTACGTTTCTACTCCTTCCAGACTGCTAGCATCCGGATACAGACCTTCCAAGTATGCATGCCCGAACCTTCGGAAGAAAAAGACATGCAATACAAAGTCCATCTCTGATCCGGTGATCGGTGAATTCGTGCTTAACTATGTCTTGAACATGATGCATGCCAGAGCCGCTTTCTCTTCAATACATGACACATCGGAGCTGCAAGACGCTCTATTGAGTGGTGGAACATTTCAAAATGTGGACCACATCGGCAAGGACGGACTGGATAGCTGCTTCCATATGTTCTCTTCTACACCGCTGGATGGCAAACGCTTCCGGAAGCCAAAGAAAGCTACTACCATAGATCCGGAGCTGAAGCGGCTACGTGCTGAGAAGAGAAAGACTGAGCGTGCCTTAGACCGGCTTATGAATCTTTACCTGTATGCCGATAACCCGATCAGCGAAAAAGACTTTGTAATCCGCAAACAGGCTCTCGATGACTACTTAAAGGAAATCAATGAGAATCTTGGCATGATAGACCGTGGACGTGGCATCGAGACAATCTCAGACGAGAACTTCATAAAAAGAGCCAGCTACTTCATCATGAGTAAAGAGCTGGCAGGAAAAGACTATATCTATTTCAAGAAACTGGCAATGGATATGGATGCCGAAATCCTAAGAGACTTCTTCCAGGAAATCATTGATTCTATCGTCATGGAAGGTAGCAACGTAAAGGAAATCGTCTTCCGCAATGGACTTGCACATACTTTCTTCTACAAAGACACAGAAAAACCGGAGGCATAAAACCTCCGGTTTCTTTCATCTTTTCTAGTTACAAATGTACGATTTGGGTATCATTCTATAAACATCGCATCCCGTATGATTACGGGTGTACCACCATTTCTAACATTTGTTAGATTTTTACTGGTTCTCAGAATGCTCATATGTATTCTCTCCAGTCATCATTACGGTTCCTTTTGATTCTTCGATGCACTCCTCATTATCAAGTGTACCGTAGGTTGCTACTGCTGGTGTACTTCCCTGGAACTGCAATCCGGATCCGTTACCAAAGTCGATCGTTACCCAGTTGTAACCGCTATCCTGGACTTTCTGATCGCAAAATTCATCGTACTGTTCCATCGTGACTTTTTTCATTGTCTCCAATGGAACTGTGATATATGCGTATTCGCCCAACTTCTCTGTCTTAGTTCCGTTCATTACATCGCATACGATTACCTCTGCATCCAGAAGTGGGTTTCCGGTCTCGCTTTCTTCTGATTCTAAAACGTTTTCCCGGCTTTCGGTATCATTTTTATCCGTTTCGGTCACGTTTTTATCCTTTTTGCTATCATTTTTATCAGAATCGTTTATGCTTTCCTGCTTCTGAGCATCCTTCATACCGTCTTTCACTCCATCTGAAAAACCGCATCCGGTCATTCCTACAACCAGCATACATGATAACATTGCTGCTAAGATTCTTTTACTCATTTTCTTTCCTTTCCGGTGCATCCTGACTGAAATTATACCACCTTGATCTCTGGGTTGTCTACCACATTTCCCAACAAAAGTGCGTATTCCTTTGTCGGACCGAGCGGCATCGCATCGTCTGTGGTGTTCGACACCATATAAAAGCCGACAGTTTCCATGTATTCCTTATCGTTCGGGCAATATGCGGCGTATTTGCCGTAGCAGATCTCCATTCGGACTGTTCTGTGCTCTGGATTGTAGATCACATCACCCTCAAACAGCCTTTCCCCGGTCATATCTTCCACACAAGCGAATCTCTGGATCGTTTCTGGGATCACTTCCATCGCCCTGAGAATCAGATACCCGTTTTCCTCCGAATAGCCATCCTGCATCAGCATGAATGATTTGCCATTTTCCACGCACACTACATTTCCAATGTGCCACGTTCCAGACATATCTCCCATAAGTTTTGCCCGGCAGATTCCGGAAGATCCATTGTAATTGTATTCATGCAGAACTTTATTCTCCCATAATGCCTCTTTGAGCTTCCTTCTTGCCTCTGTGAGCCTTTTACGCTCGCTGTCCATTCTTCCGTTCACATGTCCGATGAAATCTGCCATCATCCGCATTGTGTCCTTGCAGAACTCCTCATTGATGATATATTCTTCATGCGTATACTCATGGAGGAAGGCGTCAATGCGCCTCCTCAACTCATTTTTATTCCTGATGTCCATTCTGCACCTCCTCGAATCTGTACTCCTGGTCTGCATCCGGGTATTTCTTCCGGTCTACCTTACCGACAAACATTCCATAAGGTCTACTCCAGATAGCTCCGTCCTCGCATTTATAGACCACGTAGTATTGTCCTGGAGATTCCGTGTCCTGGCTGATCGCTATCACTTCAACGATTTTTCCTTTGAAATGTCTGTAGGTTTTTCCAACCTCCACACTTCGATTTTCTCTTACTGGGTATTTGTCGTGGAAATACTTCTCGCACTCCGCCAGATCACAATTTTCATAGTTCAACGGATTTTCATCTGTCCAGTCCAGTATATCAGCCTCTTTGACATGTACATGCTGTCCGAACGTGTCATTCAAATGCCTCAATTCCTCCCATATCCAGACTGCTTCATTTTCTCCATTCGGATCCACCAAGTAACCACTTATCTTAAAAATTTTTCCGTCCATAGTTCCCTGCCTTTCTTGCAAATTCTCTTGATCGCACTTTCTTCTTTTACTCTTCCTGAGCGTTTTTTCTTCCATTCTCTCAGGTATTCCAGCTGTTCCTGATCGTCTTTTTCACTCCTCATTATTGTATTTTCCTTTCTTTTTTATTTCTGGGCCAGGTAGCACATGATTCCGCAATCTGGAAACACTTCTGTGTTCATGTCTCCACGGTCAGGGCTTAGTTCGTCCAGGTATACAGCTCCTTTTCTATCTCTTAGCATAGAATGTCCTACCATCCGTTCTAACTTGGCTCTGCTTTCGAAAACCTCCGGGAAATCTTTCCTGATCCGGTTCCAATACCCCATTCCGCCCTTGACGCAACCCACGCAGTTATTATTTGGATAACCATGTTCGTACATCCACGGTCTTGCAAAATCAAATGTTCTCTCGAACAATCCATGAACCTCCTCTTTTGAAAGTTTCTTTTCAATGAGCGGAAACTCATGCTTTGCTTGCGGATTATATTCCACTGTCCTGTCTGCCCGGTTCTTTTCTTTCAAATCGAATCCCCAGACATACGTTAACTCATAATCTCGATTGTAATATTCCCACTCCTTCCTAACTCTTTTTTTGAGCCAATTTGTGCAAGGTGCAAAATTATTTCTGGCGTCTTTGAAGCCTCCAAACACTTTTATGCAGTCCTCTACGCATCTGTACTCTTTTGATTTTAGTATTTTAATCTCTTTCCCAATCGCTTTTTCACAATCTTTAATAAATCTGATACTATCTTCGTGCTGATCCTCAATGTCAATATAAATCCATTCATCAACATCTCCTGCAAGATATCCTGCCATAAAACTTGAAATTCCTGCTGAGATCCAGCACACTTTTAGTTTTTTCATGACAACCACTTAACAGATTGCTCTGTGTCCGTGGATAAGGAATTACGGCTCCCCATAGTGCCGCATGGCACCGCAAATTAAATTCCTTTTGTTCTCGCCTTTCTTCACCTTTAGGCGGTCAACCTTGGTCTACCAAGGCTTCTGTCATTACTCCTTCCTTCTTACGTTTTTCATTTTTAAAATATAATACTCTGTCCCAGGAACAGCTCCCCACTCCGGTTTTCCTTCCCCGACTGTCAATTTGCAATCTGCCAGGAAACACGGAGCATCCGTGGTATAGCCATTCCGAAACCTCACGGTTCCGATATCCTGATCCACTGTTGCAGCCAGGTTCCGGAACTCGGAAACGCTTGCCTGATATTCCTGATTTTTCAGCATAGCGGCATTTCTGAATCTGGAATCATAGTACCGTTTCAATTCTCGGTACTCCTCTGTCTTTTCTCCGCTCAGGATCATATCAAACCACTTTTTTTCGATCGTCAATGTCAGCAACTTTCCCACCTCCCTTCGTTTGTGCTCTATTTGGTGCGTACATCCAGATCATTACCAGGGTGCAGATCCAGCACATCGCATACTGCCAGCGGCTGATTTCCCCGTCTACCAGGATCTGTATTCCCACAATGAACCAGGGAATACAGTTAAAATGCTTAAATATCATGCGCTTGATTCTTCTCATATCCTTTACCTCACATTTAACTGATTGCTAACTGCTCTTTATACAGTTTCTGGAATACATCACGTTCCGCTTCCGCTCGGATCAAATCTTTTTCCAGCTCTTTGATCCTCTCTTTGTCAAAAAGGCGTTCCGGTATCTGGATCGGAACTGGTTTCGCTGTTTCCAGGATCTGCATCGCTTTTTCTTCGATCGGATCTGGATCCGGCTCTTTGAACGCCTCCGCCCACTCTCTCACGTAGTCGGACATCTTCATATTTCCACCAAGTCCGATACTGACAGCAAGTGCCTTGTCAATCTGTTTCATTTCATCCATCGTGGCTTTTGCAAGATATTTTCCGATCCGCTTTTTATATACCGTCTCGATCTGCTCACATAACGCTATGGAAGGGATCGGACTGCTCTTGATCCTAACGTGTGTCGGCATCAGTTTTTTCTCCCTGGATGTCAGGTACACTACTTCCACGATCGGAGCGTGTTTGTTTCCAATGTCATTGCTTACTATGATTCCAGGTCTCGCCCCCCCCTGTTCGCTTCCGGAGCTTTCGCCCTCATTGATAAAAAAGATCTCTCCTCTGTGATACTCATTTTCTGTGTGCATACTATTGTCCTCCTATAAAATCCCATATTGTCAGCTGCCCTTCCCGGAGCTTCGGTTCCAAAATTGGCGATCCTAGAATTTCGTCCAGCTTTTTCCGACTTTCTCTCAAATATTTGACGTAATATTCCGGATCCTGGCATCTTCGCATTACTACCAGATCGTCCCTCCGGATCGCATCTTCCATTCCCAGAACATAGCGTACTGGGTTCATGCACTGACTGGTTTCTTTGTCCAGGCCTCCGCTGAGCTTACTTCTTAGGTACTGGAAGTCCTGATTTTCTTTCAGAACCTCCAGTGCAGCTGTTGACCTGCTCCGGATCCCGTCCGGATCTGCCATATAATGGACGCTTACCTCAGCCGGGATTTCCAAGAAATACTCCTCCGGATAATTTTCCGGATCCAGCTCTGTCTCCACTTGCCTCCGGAAGTATATGACATGACTTCTACACAAATTCATGTTTACCCCATCCGACCAGAATGGATCGGATCCGCCGTGTACTCTCAGATCTTCATACCTCTTCCGGCTGTCCCGGATCTCTTTTCCTAACTGTTTACTCCGTTTCTTCTGATCCGGCATTTTCATCGAATTTTTCATTGATTGCCTCCATGATCTTACCGATCCGAACCTCTCCGATCCCTTTTACGGATCTGATTACCGCCTCAATGTCTTTTACATCCAGGGCATTCACAGACGCCTTTCCGTCCTCCCATCCGCTTTTATAAATATCGGTGCAAAAGTTCTCAAACTGCTGATGATCGTACTTTTTTACAGCCTTGTAAACTGCTCTGTTTACCAGATATCTCTTATTCTGAATTTTCTTTGCCATAATCACACTGCCTCCACATATGTAACTGTATTTGTCTTGAATCCGTTCTCTTTGCAAAAGTCCCGGAAGAGATCCGACAGCTCTTTGAGCGTTTTCACGCTCTCGAACTGTGTTTCGTCCTCCATTCCATCGCTATTGATGAAGCCTATGTTGTACTTCTGGTTGTATCTGGAATAGCTTCCCTTTGCCGCTTTTCTTACCGTCATGACGCCTGCACCTCAGCTCCTAGTTCTTCGATAACTTTTCTCAGGGCATACTTTCCATTGGATGTGAGCTGTCTCTGCCATGCTCCCTGAGACGGGGCCCATCGGAAACCATTTGATTTCAGAGTGCTTCTGATTGCCTCATCTGGCTTTCCATCGAACACGATCTGTATTCGCATCAGTTCTATATTCTCAATTACCTTGAAATCGCCATAATCCGCCTCAGAGGTGCCTTTCTCTTTTGTCTTTTTCAGTTCATCAACTCTCTGCTGGCATCTCTTGATATTTGCCAGATTGTTTTGTAAAGCCCAGCTCGGATATGGAGATCTGTCATACCCGAACTGATCCATGGATCCCTGGAGCTTCTGGAGCTGTTTTTCTGTCAGGAGATCGCATCCCTCCAGCGTATGATGCTTGCGGTAATACTTGTTGATCTCCTTCATGTTTTCCTGAACTTCCCTCAAACTGTCAATTTTCTCCTCCAGGGCTTCAATAGCGTTTTCGTCATCACTCTTGATAACCTCTTTTGAGTACAGAAGGTTATTCAGCTTTCCTCGGATCGACTGGCAGTAATTGTAGAACTCATGGTTTTTATCCCAGGCTTTGACCTGTTTCTCTTTCTTCTTTACCGGGAAGTTTCCGGCTCCAGAGATCATCACAGACGGACACATGCAGCCGATTCTTGCCTCCTCATTGAAATATTTCCCCAGGTTCTTTGCATATCTGGTTGCCAGCCTCCAGGCTCTTTCTCGGTATTCTTCTCCTCTTCTGGCAACTACTTCTTCTGCCAGATCATATACTTCGTTGACGTCCTCCTGGTATTCTTTGGTTCTGGATCCCAGCTGATACTCATTAAAAGACATCATATTCTGGGCTGTTCTTGCAGCCTCTTCATTGATTACTACAAATTCTCTTTCGCTCATGGTTTACTCCTCCTCGATCTCTTCTCTTACTTCGCATCTTATTTCCGGTTTTGATTCATGGTTCAATCTGGAAAGGCTCCACCCCTCAGATACATTACTCATGGAGATGTAGCCATTCGGTGTGATGTAGATATGCGCTCCGTCTGTCTGGATCTCTCTTTCATCCCCGAACTTTTTCAAGATATCCGCTACGATCGCAAGATGCGGAAAGCACTCAGCGTACATCTGTTTAAAATCCTCTTTTTCTGCCTCCAGGCGTTCCATTTTTGACATTGTAATTTCCTGCATTTCTGCTTCCTCCTTATATTCCAGTGACACATGCCACCAATTATCTGTTAATTTGATATCTCTGATAATGGACTTCCGGATCTGTTCCATTGTTTTCATGCTTACGATCTCCCTGGAAGTAAATTCCAGTTTTTCGCTCAAGTCTCCGGTCATCATTTCGTAATGGATCTCTCGCTCGTCATCCGGATCGGACTTACAGAAGTCCAGGAACTTCCTGCCGATCCATTTCTTTAGATCTTCCACTCTCACTCCTCCTCATAATCTTCATACTCGATCCCGGCGATCTCGCAGATGCTTTCATAGTCGGAACCATTTTCGCACATGTTCCGGATCGTTTGCCCGTGGATCGTACCATCCCACATCCGGATCATATTTTCGATTGCCTCATTCAGTCTCTGATTGCTTCTGTCTGCCATCATTTCTCTACCTCCTCAATAATCTCTGATGCAAGCTTTTCGCCGTATTTTGTTGCCAGGAACATTCTTGCATATCCCCATTCTTCCGGACTGTCGGACTTGTCAAACATTCCTACTGCATCTCTCCGACACTGTTCTTCTGTCAGATCTCCACTGGCTACCGTCTCAATTCTCCTCCGGATCTCCTCCATGCGTCTCATTGCTTGCCGTCTTTCTTTGTCCAGATCCATCATAATGTTTGCAGCCTCCAGCATGCTCTTAATCAGCGGCATGCCTCCGGTTTTGTATAAAGTAGCGATCTGATCTTTTCCGCCGACTTCTTTAATTGCCGGGTGCCATGTGTATACTGTTTCAATGATCTTGTAATTCTGATCGGAGATCTCGCTTCCAAATCTTTCCTCAAATTCATGCTTCAACATAGCTTTTGTCCTCCTCAACTTTCTTGTAATCTTCCAGGATTCCCGTAAGCGTTGTTTTCCCGATCCGGAACTTCTGTTTATGCCCACATCTGGTTGCAAAATTGCTAATATATACTTTCAGGCTTGACAATGGCA